GAGGTTGAGCCATACATGAATGCTTGGCGACGCGCAATCACACAGCCCCACATCTCTTACCACGAACGCAACCTCATTGGGGGCCAATCAAATAACTATGTAGCTGGAATGTTTTCTGTAGGTTCAGTAGACATAGCCAGTCACCTTCGCGTTGGCAATGTTCCCAAGGGACTGGGGTCTAAGGTTAGATTTAACCCTCAGAAATTACCCAAGGAAATGGCAGGGCTTGTTGATGCTGAAGGGTACTTAAAGGTCGGAGCTTTGGGTAATGAAGCGATGGCTGATAAGTGGGCTGCCCAAGCAATACTCCATGAAATTAACGCACAAAGAGTTTGGTCAGATCAAACTATCCATGCAGGCCATGGGGAAGGTTGGATCTCTGGTGGTATTCCTAGGATTAAAGAAGGGGAATACATACCCGAGCTTAGGAGAAACTGGGGACCTGGATCACACGACCCCACCTACCCAAGGCAGGGCAGGACTGGTTATGTACGCAATGAGCTTGAAGACATCATGCGACGGGATCAGCATGGAACTAAAGGCGCTACTGCCGCGGATTTAATATTGGGTGAAGTTACTGGGACTTTTGGTGGGCTTGGTGCCACTTTTGGTAGAGGTTCTGTTGGTGGACCTACGGGAACTCATGGCGTGATGGGCATTCCTAAAACGCTTAAAACTGCAGTAACAGACCACGCTACCTTCCGGACTGCGCCTGACACCGAGTTCTCAAAAATATATTCTTTAGGTAATAAGATCGGTAATGACATTGAGTTTATGAATCGAGTGTCTCCGTATGTTGAGCTAAGAATGCAGGGCTTCTCACCAGAGGTGGCTGCCAAGAGAGTGGGTGCTGCTCAGGGGGATTACTCTGGCATGTCTGAGTTTGAATCAAAAATTGTTAGGCAAGTTGTTCCCTTCTGGGGATTCACTAGGTCAATGATTCCATTCGTGGCAGAAAATTCCCTTCTCAAGCCAGCCAGCCCTATGAGGCAAATGATCTCAGCTCAAACAAGAACAATGGCTCAGAGTGATTGGAGACATTTAAACGAGAGACAAAGAGAAGAGTGGGGTGCTACTATCCCATTGGATGCAGGGCTTACTGCAAATCAAAGGCTCTATCTAAACATAGGCGGATCGCTTCCACACATGGATGTATTGGGAAGCTGGTCCAGCAAGCTCTCGCCTCAATTTAAAGTGGGATGGAATGCAATCGGAAGGGGGCTGGGTCAGGAGGGAATGAATGTAAACGTAAACACCGGAGGCTATCAGACCGGACTACTACCCGATCCATATGTAGGAACTGAGTATTCCAAGATGGTATCCAAGATACCCGGAGGGGAATCCTACCTTGGTATTAAGCCATTTATACCTGGCGGCGCTAGACAATCTCCATTCAGCATGGCGTGGGATGCTTTGTTTACAACGTCTACAACACCGGGAGAAGATCCAGCCAAATATGAAGCTCAAGGATGGCATCAATTCTTCGATAAGCAGACACTTCCTGGTGCTGCGGTTAGAATCTTTTCTCCGATAACACTGGGCCGACAGGATAAAAGAGTAACTGCGCAGTACCGTGCTGAACAGGATCAGCTGCATGATTATCTACAAGACCTGCCTATATTCGATGGTTCACCAGACAAGCGTAGGCTTAGAATGACGGGTGACTGGGAACAGCTGTCTCCAGAAAAGAGGCAGGAGGCAATGAGGATGTATGACGAGTGGAAGAAACTTGAGAACCTCTTTAAGAGTGGCATCGACCCAAGGACTGGGATTCCACGACAATAAATTATTTTCTTACCTTGATCGTGCCATCTGCCGCTTGATAGATAGCGTAGAAGTCTCCGTTGGGAGTAGACACAGAGTCCATGGAAGAGATGGAGTTAGCTGGGATTGATGCCGGTGCTGCCGTGCCGTAGCCTGTAGCAAACTTGATCTCTCCCTCGTGTGTCTGGTAGATTGTGACGCCCTGATAGTTATGCACCAGATGATCCATGGATACTATACTATCATCACTTAGTATGTGTAGCTTAGGTGATATAGCAGATGCTACTGCCGTTGCTGCTGTTACGGAGACAGGCTCCCATTCGGTAACAACATCTCCTACACTGGCGGAACCCACAAACAAAGCTGTTGCCGCTACAACATTAACCGAAGGCTCACCCTCAATCGCGACATTACCAACAGAAGCGGAGGCAACTGCTGTCGCTATTTCCTCGGCCTCGATTGAGTAGCTGTCCTTTCTGGTACTTCCCATGACTGCCAGCCCTCTAGTGCTGGCGGGAGCTGCATTTGCTACTTCTATGCTTGAGCTAAATGTAATCTCAAGTCTGAACTGTTCTTCCAACCAGTTTATTCCGTGCATCAACTCGTATTCATCTGAGCCTAAGTCACGAGGTTTGAGTGCAATCTCTATATTGTTTCCAGCTTCCCACCCCGGCCTATCTATGATTTCTTGAATCACTGTTTTTATGTTAGGGCTTTCTCTGTAGCTACTCTTTGGGTTTTTAACTGTCCAGAGGACAGATGCGCTGGTGCCATATGAACTGTTCCACATATTCGTGGAGTCATTCTTTGTGTAATTGCCGCTTGTGTTTGTTGTTTGGTCCGTAGTGTCTGCATCTCTAGCTACAATATCAATCAATGCACCAGAAGATGGTATCGGAAGCGCGGCGGAGTTAAATGATTCCCAGCCAACACGGACTCTTGCGTCGCTTATTATTGCGCTCGATGGTATGTCTATATCTTTAAAAACACAGAAACTTCCTGATAAACTTTTGTTGCTTCCAGAGGCCGGCCACCAACTCGAGCTACTGTTGACGGTTTCGCGGTACTCAACCCTGAGGTAGTACATGCTTGAACTGAAATACTTATAGTTGATAAGAGTTCCAGACGGGCTGTAGTGCTTACGAACCTCGCCAAACTTCCATGCTTTTGCACCACCAGAGACTTCTCGTTTGCCGGAATAATAGAAATGGGTTGTCATTATGCGTCGCTAAGTTTCATCTCAAGGTTTTGAAGGGTGAGGGTTTGCCCTGCATCCACACTCTTAGAGCCTCCAAGGTTAAAGTAGGCGTAGATGATGCGACTGTTAGCTGTGCCGTGATCGTCTGTTAGGATGGCTCCTGTGGCTCCTGAGATGGCACCAGAGAATGCACAGTCTTTTATCTGTACTCTTCCCGTGTTTGCACTAGCATCCTTCAGGGGCTGGTCAAAGTCTGTAGCGTTTCTAGTTAGAGCCACAGTCTTTCCTGCTATAACATTAGACGACACATCGTTCTGTGTGTCTAAGTCCTCTGGATTTGTAGGCACTGTTCCACTTAGGAGTGTTAGGTTAAACACAGAGCTGTCGCTCCCCACCGGGCTTGTTCCCTGGAAAACGTGCTTAAGTATTTCGGTCTTGCCGTTGTTTGTTATCTTGCTTGACATTTCATATACCTTTATTAATAAGGGTCCGTCCTATTATTATACAGTTTCAATCTCTTCTATCTCTACCTCAAGACAGCCGGGCTTCATTACCTCGCCACGAATTACCCTGAGGTCATCTATTTGTTCGTCATCTCCATATACCCCAGCGTACCCTAGTGCATCAAGGGCCGCCTTGTTTATGTTGTCTATGTCCCTTCGCCTTCTGTCAGGCATAGTCGCAGTGATCTTTACTCGGAGCCTGCCAAGAAGCGGGCGAGGATCATCGACATCATCAGGCTCAAAGGCACTATTAACAGCAGTATATACAGCATCACGGTACTCACGCCCCCTCTTAGACATGATAACCCTTCCCTTAACTGCACGCCAGTAAGTATTAACGCTAGGTGGATAAGGTATTATTATAACCACAGTTTCCCTCCATTACTAATTCGTAGACATACTCCATAACCTCGTCTTCCGTGACTCGGTTAGGAGCCCGTAGCTCAGGGTCTTTAATCCTTAGCCACGCCTCAAGATCGTAGTGAAGTATATCATGGATGTACTTGTACGCAAGCTGCTTGGCATGAGGCATAGCAGCAAGGTCATCCATATGACATTTCTTACAGGCCCTGAAATAATTTTCTTCTTTTGCCCAGGCATGGTGTGGTGCTTGGCTCTTCCGTTCCATCTCGTGGGTCTCGAGTGGAAAACCTGCGTGGTGGGTAGCGCCACACACCCAGCAACGACGCCCTTTATCAGCCCAACGTTTTCTTATGTTCATAAGTTCCTTGATAAAAGCCGCACTCTTCTTCATCGCCACCATCCATGCTTAAGTTGGTTCATTGCATTCTCTCCAACAAAACCTTTTACAGTTAGGTCATCGTGACCTAAGTTTATTAGGTGTGCTGCTAGGCTATCGAACTTATCTACCGAAGTTAGTTCATCTGGAGGATCTGTAAATCCATCTAGGTCTGAACCTATAGCCGGCACATCTGCACCACCTGCGTTTATCATGTGAGAAAGTGTTTGCTCTATGTACTTTAATCCGTTCCCATCTGGATTGTGTGGTGTTAGCCAGTAGTTCATAAAGATAATGCCAGCACAGCACCCTCTGTCCCCGAACCACTTCAACTCCCAGTCTTGCAGGTTATATGAAAGCCTGTGCACTTCACTAGCTCCTACATGGGTGGCCATTACAGCGTGATCTGCATCATACTCATCAACAATGTCATAGACCTGCTTTCTCCCTTCGATTGTCATGTGGGTTACATCTATTATCATCCCCATTTCTATCATCATCTCTACTATCTCCACCCCTAGCTCAGTCAAACCGCCGGACTCATCCCACTGATATGCCAGGGCGTGATAGTTTTTTATTTTCTTTTTCTCTGTTTCGGGGTAAGGGAACACACACGAGCTAACTGCTGGGTTCGGATAGAAATGCGCAAGAGTTAGATAGGCACACCCCCTGCTGTGCAGCTTCCTCAGGTTAGAAATAATTTCTTTTCTATCCCCTGGTCCGCCATCCCCTATTAGTGAGTGGGCTCCCTCAACAGAATGAACTATGCAGGCCTCGTGGTTGTTTATGTTTTTTACTAGATCTTGTTTGGTTTTCGCCAGCTTAATCCCATCGCCCCCTTTGTGCTTAAGTATTCCTTCCTCCAGATGATCCATCATTGCCATGGTTACATCAAAGTAAGAAGGCTCCAGCATTTTCTTTCTGAATCTTGGCGACAGCTTAGAAAGAAATTTAATTAGGGGCACATCATCCAACCACTCTCTCTCCAGTACATATGTTGTTGCTAGTGAAGCATCGACTACATCCCACAAACCATCGAGAGATACCCTGTGACTGAATGGCCAGAAGGTATATTTGAACAGGCTAGAAAGAAATTTCTTTTTGTTCAGATCCCGGGAGAACATGTAGCTCTTCAGGTGTGGGTGTGTGTGCAGATCTACCACAACCCCCCTATAAAAATTATCTCTTCTCATCGTTTCCCAAGCTCCCGCTTAATTGCTGCTCGCAACCAAGCTACAGATATAAAAGGTTTGCCTGACATGCAGGATTCCAAGTACCAAGTAGGAACATCTTCAACAAGAGTGCCCCTGAATTTGCCGAACAGCATACGAGCCCCTTTCTTTTTCTTACGCACGTTGCCCTGTGCGTTCTTCCCGAAAGGATCTACGTCTAGTGTATGGTAGTGTGCTTGAGCTTCTATTTGGCGACGACGCTCACGCTCCTCCTCTTCCCTCTGTTCTCTTACTTGTCGCTGAGCTTCGAGCATTGCTTCGTCTAGCTCGACAGCCTGGGCTGCTTCTAAAATATTTTCTTTTGCTTTGGCCAGGACATCCAACCCCATGTCACCTAGCATGACATCGGCAGAGGTAACTATCTTGTGGGCAAGAGAAGAGTCAACAAGATCAATCATTCTGAAGTGGGGCTTGGCAGAATTCTTTATCGCCTCACGTCTGGACTCAGGGCAACTGCCATCAAAATCCACCACACCAGACAAAGGCCTAGTACCCCTCCCGAATATCTGAGTGTAGAGAGCTCGGCTCCTCGTGGGTCTAGCCATGATAATGTTTCGTAGGTCAGGATAATCCCAGCCAGTAGTAAGGATACCCACGTTACAAACGTGCGTAATCCCACCCCTATCTTCTTGAAAGGACCGCATGACTTCTCGTCGGTGCTGAGGTGTGCATCGCCTTGGATCTGATGCGATCCAGTCTGCTTTGATTCCATAGTTATCGACTAGCCTTTCTGCTACCAGCTTAGCTTCTTCTATGCTGCTGCAATAGACAACAGTTTTTTCTTTTCCTGTTTCCCTGGCAGTAACATCAGCTATTTCCATTACGGTTTCTGTTTTTTCAAGCAAAGCATTTAGTTGGGTTTGTCTAAAGTCTCTGCCATGTACTGTGTTAGAAGTCTCCACGCCAGACAGGTCGAGGGACTCAAGCTGTACGCAGTGGGTAATAGCGGGGGTAAGCCACCCTTCACCCACTGCATCTCTAATACCGTACTGATAGACACACTCTTCATAGCAGTTGAGCATGGCTTTCTTGTCGTGTCGCTTAGCCGTAGCCGTAACTCCAAGTACCTTAGCGCCGTCCCTTCGATAGTAATCAAGTAGCTCTTTCCACTTGCGTGTGATGGATAGATGAGCCTCGTCAACCACAACCAATCCGACATCCCTAATCCTCTCATAGCGAGGAGGGTCGCCGGATGTGAGCGTGTCTTTAGAAGCCACAACATATTTACTTCTACCCCACGGTGTTTCGACTGACCAGTTCTGTGCTTGCTCGACACCAGGCTGTTCTCCCGTGCGTAAAAATATTTTCTTTGCTGCCTGGCCTATGAGCTGCACATAAGGGGCGATGACTAAGCACCGCCCCTCACTCCAGTCCTTGGCTATTTGCGTAAAGATTTCTGTCTTACCTAATCCAGTGGCTAGCTCTACCACAACAGACTGGTGTTCCTTAAATCCTTTCTCAATAGCAAGGCGAGCCTCTGATTGATAAGGCCGCTCACAAAAATAATTTAATTGTCCTGGCTTTCCTTGGCGGCGCGGCTCAGGAACCCCGTCCCATAACAACTGTTGCATCCTATTCCTCCGCAGTCATCGCAAGCAGAGACAGGAGTACACTGGCTAATGCTGTCGATGAGTTCATCTAAGTTATGTTTGATTCGAGTGAACTTACTTGCTACATACTTCCCTTCCACTGGGTCAGCTGATAGCTCTTCCATTTTCTTTTTAATAAACCTTAGGTGATTCACTGAAGTTTTATATGGGGTGGCAAGATCATCTATCCACCCATCCAAATCTTCATACTCAATGCCACTGCCTTCCTCTATAGACTCAACAGCTTTATGCTGACCCTTAGGGGACATCTTGGAAATCTCTTTGATCTCTTTCCGAGTAGGCTTAATGTCAGCACTTAATATTTTATCCTTTACTTCTGGCTCTATCTCAGTCAGCTGCTCTGCTAGCTTGCCATCCCTTTTGATGGTGCTATGAGACACACCCTCTTCAGCCGCCACCTCAAGGCCAGCCTCAAGGATTTCCCCGTAGTCTATAGTGTTAACCGCCTTGTTGTATTTTAGCCCACGATAGTAAGCTGCTTCCATGTCATTGAGGTTTCTTCTTCCTACTTGCTTGTCTACGATCCACTGCTTTGCCTCATCTCTGCTATCAAAATCAAGCTCAAGAGTAGTGTAGTCATAGCCACCGTGAGAACAGATCCCGTAACGATGATGACCGTCGATAATAGTATCACCCCAAAGAATGATAGGGTCATAAGCCATTCCCAATGTTCTGATTGATTCTTCAAGGTTGTCGTATTCCTCACTACTAAGTGGACGAAGTAGGTCTTTGAACTCTTCGTCAATCGAAATGTTTGTCGCTTCCGCCATGTGCTTCAAGCTCCTCTTGTCTGGATATGTATAACTGTCTAATAATATTTTTTGTTTTGTCCCCCAGGTTCATTGCCTTGATCGCCTTGCCTGTCTCACCAAGATCTTCAAGGGATCTTGATTCGTAAATGGCTTGGGATAAGACATGAACCTGAAGTATGTTGATGAACTCACTCACCCAGCTTCTCCGTTAGGGTTTTGTATAAAGAGACAAGCTCTTGGACTTGCGTCCCTGTCCACTCAGCTTCCTTGTACCCATTGATTGCATCCCACTTTACCTTGAGATCATCCAATGTCATGCAAGATTGCAAAGCGTTCTTTGCTTTGTCGAACATACCAATCCTAGCAGAACGAGTAGACACCTGAGCATCAGGGTCATCCCCTGTTTCGATAAGGAAGAACTCACGCAGTGCATACTTCTTAGCCAGTGTCATAGCTTTTGATGCACGCTTGTCCCCTTGGTCAGCAGCTTCAGCAAAGACTTCAACAAACGCTTGGTCACCTGAGTTAACATGTTCAAATACAAACCTTCTCTTACCTAGGAATAGAGACATGCGGTGCCCCTTGCCGGTGGTGTAGTCTTCCGTCTTAACTACTTCACATGTGTCTGGATACATTACTATGCCATGCTTGAGCATGACTGGTCTAAGCTCATTGATAAGTTCCTTCTCTCCGGCATAGGTGTACCCGTAGTTTCCGGAACCAACCTTACCTTTCTTCTGAACGTAACCAATGTCTTTCATTACTGCGAGCTGAGCTGCTCGTAAGCTGTCGTGTTTACTCATGGTTTAACATGTCCTCCAAGCTAATGATTTCTCCCCATCCATCAGTGTGCCACTCATCCATTGCAGCACACCACTTGATGCGGTCGATAGTCTGATGATTCAGTAGCCTCGCCTGGCCAATGAAGTCTTCAGGTAATTCAAATACGATTGTTTCGTATGGCGGGAAGTTACGGATCGCTACAAAAATAAATCTCTTTGCCTCGAACACATCGCAGTAGTGAGCTGCTTGGTACTGGTATCCGTACTTCCAGATAGCATCCTTGGCAAACTCTCTGCCTAGATGCTGGCGTGTAGTCTTGAAGTCTATGATGAGTCCTTCATCGCTGAAGTCTGCATCACACATAGCCTTGCAAGTTACCCCATTGATTTGATTCGTGGCCACTACCTCGCTACGGTCAGAAGTAAGACGCTCTAGGTATGGACGGATGGCGGGGTTATCCCATACCGACTCACGCATACCCACAACCTTCTGCATTTCCTGGGGAGTCAAGATAATTTTATCTTTGTTGTCCAGCTCGAATTGCGATTTGAATTCACGGTGAGCTTTCTTCCTCAGGTTCAGCTTCTCTGGTTGTATTCCACCTTCATCAATCCACTCTGGCATGACCGCTAAGGTCTTGGAGGAGTCAGAATCCTTAGCCATAATGCTATGGAGTGCTGATCCTAATCGCATGGAATCTGACTGTGCTTGCTCCGGTGTAGACCGTGCAACGTAGCGATGGTAGTAAGACCACGAACCTTGATTTCTAAAATCTTTAAGGGCTGAGTTTGATATGTGCCCTAGTTCAAAGTATTCCGATTCAGTAATCGGTAAAATGTTTTTCATAGTTACTCCTCCTAACTATTGTTCTTAGTTCTCCTTGCAGTCATCTCATCCGTAAGAGCCTGCCTTAGTAGTTGTATTGTTTTCTCTCCGCACATAGGTACTGTCTTAAGAAGGTGCTCGTCTGATACCCCAACCAGATCTCGCACATGTGTGTACCCCATCTTCTCGAATAGATTAATTATCTTATCATCTAGATCAAGCAGTGCAAGTGGGGTGTCAGATAAAGGTGCGTTTTTTACGTCTTGTTTTGTTATTTCAATGCTGTCGATGGCTTTGTGTGCTGCATCGAAGTGTCCATTCAATAACAAAACGTATACTCTTTCAGCTACCTGACGGGCAACATCACTCTCCACCGAGTAGTTGTTTTTAAGTTGCCCCATCCTATTCCTTTCGTGGGCGACCAGCTCTCCTGGAAAGAGAAGAAAAGTTTTTTATTTCCTCTGCTTCAATCAGCCATAGCCCAGCCTGTAATTTGGTTGCCTTGATTCTTCCTGATCTTATTAGCTGGCGTACCCTACTAGACGAAATGCCTAGAGATTCAGCCGCTTCTTTGGTGGTCTTGATGTTGTCCATAATATATAATGCTAACGTATGCGGAATGTTTGTCAATCAAAAAAGGATTATTCAAATGCCCCTGGGTAAAAAGAAAAATAAATCTGACGACCGCGAAAGTAGACAGAGCGATCGCCGACAATATAAAATAGATAAGATAGCTGCCGTCACCGAGAAGGCTAAGGCAGTTGCTTCTAAGAGGAAATGGTTGGTGATATTATTAGTCGTTGGTTTAGCGGTATTTATATACATCAAATCGAAAGGAATTTTCTAATGAAGAAGTGGTACGAAAGTAAAACAATCTGGTTCAACGTAGGTACAATGGCTGTGTCTGGGCTAACCGCCTTGGCTGGCAGTGCTTGGATAGCAGAAAATCCTATAGCTGCAGCGGTAGTTACATGTGCTATCGCTATAGTTAATGTGTTCTTGCGTAAGATTACAGACGAAGGTATCGAGTAGTGGTAATAAAAAAATTATGTTCGACCATCGCGAAGCCTGTGCCTGCACCTGTTAATGGTGTAGTTGCTTCCGGTGGTGGTGGTACATACACTATCGACGCAGCTGGTGATGATGGTTGGTTCCGTAAAACAGCAAGCGTAATGATGGGTTCAGCCAGTAGCCCTACAACTTATGATCAGCACAGCAACACAAGTACTGTCTATGCCGGTGCTATCTACGATTCAGATGAAATGGAGTACACTTGGTACAAGGCTTACTTCAGATTCGTTAACGTTGAGGTAGCTCAAGGAGCTACGATTGAAAGTGCTGAGTTCAAGCCTTTCGTTGCCGGTGGTACTGGAACCCAGACATTTACCCTAGCAGCTCATGATTCAGATGATATCTCAGCACCTTCTGGCGCAAGTGATGGAGCACATTCAAACCACACTAGTGCTACAGTTAGCTGGGCTAATCCATCTACAAGTGCTGCTCAAGTAACCTCTCCGGAAATTAAAACAATCATTCAAGAGATAGTAAACCGCAGTGGTTGGAGTAGTGGGAGCGACTTAATGATAGTTATGTGGCTAGCCTCTATCAGTACGGGAAATGATGGCTATCGAACCTTTTCTGATTACACCGCAAGCAGCGGTACTAAAAAAGCACAACTAGTAATAACAGTAGGTGAAGACTAATGGCACTATTTAATAAAATTTTTACTAACCAAACATCCAACGCTAGCACTGCATCGCAGGATTGGGAAGGTCGTAAAGGGCAAGTCGTAGCCAGCGGCACTTGGGATACATCTAACTTACAACTTGAGATGTCACCTGACGATGGCACGACTTGGGTTTCTGTTGGAAGCGAAGGTAATCTTTCTGCCGATGGGGCATTTATCTTTGACATCATCCCATGCAAGGTTCGTCTTACATTAGCAAGTGTAGGTAGTAGTACATCAATCAATGCTTGGATATCAAAGCCTAAGACTGGTGACTATAAGACAGGGGATAACTAATTCATGGATCCATTTCAATTAAGACCCAACCAACCACTACGCATCGTTCAACCAGACGATCCAGATGATTACGTTTCTGATTCACCTAGTGCCATGGGATACTTCCCCGGCCCTCGTGGTGGTGGGTTTGTTAAACCTACTTATGCAAACACACATGGCGAGCGTGCCCCTATAGAAAACAAACCTAAGCTACATTCACCAAGCCTTCTTCAGCGTATAGCAGCAAAGAGAGCAGAACGAAAGCGAAGAAGAAACTCATGAGTTGGTTTACTGATAATGCACTAGGTATCTTTTCAATGGTAGGTTCAGGCATCGTCACTCTATGTGGTATGGTGTGGTGGATGTCTGCTCTTTACTCTAAGGTCAATCAAATACATCAGCGAGTAGATGAGTTTGTTGGTGACTACAAGGAAGACCGTAAGAGATTGTGGAAAGCTATTGATGGTATTGATTCTCGCCTTGATGAACAAGACAGGCGAATCACCACCATAGAAACCAAGCTAGAATGAAGCTCGTGAGTGGCGACGCCTGTTGATACTACTCACTCAGTTCATTCTTACCTCTCGTCTTTCTAGCTCTTGCCCCTCTTTTTCTATCCTTCTCTAGTATATCGAAGGCATCTTTCTGCCCATCAAATCCAGGGAATCCATCTAGCCCTGCTTGATACGCAACTCTTATGTTAGCTTGGTTCCACCTGTTACCATTGGCTCTCTTCTTATTGCCTATCCTCCTCAGTATCTCTGACCAAGTAGTTCCTTCGTCTCTCCACTGAATCATTTCGGCTATCAGCTTCCTTTCTTTCTGGTCAGGAACGAAGTGGGATCTGTTGTCTGCTCTGACTACCATGTATCCCATCGGTGACTCTTTGTTTACCGGCCCCCGCCCGTCTCTTATTACTTGCATAGCCTCTCTTGTTATGGATGACCGGCATCTTCTATTGAAACTTGCTAGTGTTTCAATGGTGTCATACACCACACTGCCCAGTTCAGTTGAGAAATCTACGCCCAGTTCCAGGACGTTGAGAAAAATATTTCTTTCTATTAGCTCGGTAACTGTGTCTGAAAAATTCTCTATGCTTACGAAGGCAGACTCTAGTGTTGGCACTAGTATGTAGTCTCCTTCCTTCAGCCTTCTAAACAGATCCTCCCCGGCGGGCCTATCAAATAAATTTATTCTTAGATACATCTGCTCATCGGTAAACATTCCACCAAACTCATCAGGACATAGCTTCTCCGCCGCTCGTAAAATATATTTTTCTGTTTGTCCCTGGCTCCAACCCTCTCGCCCTGACTTTCTTATGTACCCGTATATCATTTTCTCATGTCCTCCCTCATTGCAATACCGAATGCAGCAAGGCTTATCCAACTCAACCCAATAAACCTAAAGTCTGCTGATAATGTAAAGCACAGTATGCAAATCCAGGTGCAAATTAAAAAAATTTCTTTCATGCTCGGCTGCCTTTCTACTTGGATCACGGTGACCTAAGTGAGAAGAGGGGGCAGGTATACTCTCCTGCCCCCTCTCACTTCGGAGATACACTTCAATGTGTATGGCTACTGTTACACGCCACCTGTAGCTGGGCGACCCATCGTGCTACCTCTCGGCCATACGGTATGTCGAGA